TCCTTTATCTTAGAGATATCGTCACTCATTCGCTCCTGATTAGCGCCGAGAGTGTCGATTCCGTTTAAAAGTCGTTCAAGTTTAGAGTTCAATTCTATGAGTGCTTCGGTGTGATTATCCATACTAATATATAGTGCTCCGTTGCGCTTATGACTGAACTATTGCAAAGTTTGCAGTAATCAAAGTTCCCGCTGCGGAGGCAGAGTTTTGTAGCGAACATCTGGATACTTTTGCTGGATCGAGGATGCCTGAATCCAATAAGTCTACGAACTCTCCAGTGGAAAAGTCGTATCCCGAAGTAGTGTCTGTGTCTAAAATCTTGGATACAATTATGTCTCCAGATGCTCCTGCGTTTAGAGCCATCTGACGGAGAGGTGCCTGAACTGCGTTCATAACTATCTCAACTCCAAGCGCCTGCTCTTCATTGTCTGTATCTACGCCTGCCTCTTTTGCTAAAATGGATGCTCGTATCAGTGCGGTTCCGCCACCTGGAACTATGCCCTCTTGTTGTGCCGAACGAACCGCTTCCAGTGCGTCCTCAATGCGATGGCGCTTCTCTATCATCTCCACTTCTGTTACTCCGCCGACTCTGATGACGGCAACGCCTGAAGCCATCTTGGTGATTCGGCTTTGGATGCGTTCGCACTCTTGGATGCCGTCTGTTGCTTCCAGTTGCGACTTCAGCGACTCAACTCGTTCGTCGATGAGAGAGATGTCTCCGTTGCCGCCCATAATCATAGTGGCGTTCTTTACTATCTCCACTTTGGTTGATGAGCCCAAGTCTGCCAGCTTGACATCCTTTGCCTTCTTTCCGCTTAGGCGGGTGACGAAGGTTGCGCCTGTTGAAATGGCGATGTCTTCCAACGCTGCTCTGCGCTCTTCGCCATAGTGAGGTGCCTTGACTGCTGCGACTTTCATTGTTCCGCGAACGGTGTTCATAATGAGCGCTGCCAATGCTTGTCCCTCAATGTTCTCGGCGACGATGACGAGAGGGCGGTTCTCACGGGCGACGACTTCTAATACTGGTAGGATTTGATCTACTGTCTCTACCTTTTCGTCTGTGACTAAGAACAATGGATTGTCATAGCGGACTGCTGCTGCTCGCTCGTCGGTTACGAATGCCGATGCTGCCCAACCTGATTCCAGTCGGAACCCTTCTACTAAGTCTAGTGAAGTCTCTACTGAGCGTGCCTCTTCTATTGTGATTGCTCCGTCCTTTCCTGACTGATCGACTGCTGTTGCGATTAGGTTTCCGATGGAGGTGTCTCCGTTGGCGGAGATGGTTGCGATGCGTTCAATGTCTTCGAGAGACGAGATTGGACGGGAGAGTTCTTCAATGTATGGAACGATTGCGGTTACTGCTTTGTCTATGCCTCGCTTGAGTTCAACTGGTGAGACGCCTGCTGTGATGAAGCGTTGTGATTCTTGGAGTATCGCACGGCATAGGACGGTAGTGGTTGTGGTGCCGTCGCCTGCATCCGTGTTAGTCTGCTCTGCTGCCTGCTTAATGATTTGAGCGCCGACGTTCATAAAGTCGTCCTCGAACTCAACGAAGCGGGAGATGGTTACGCCATCCTTGCTGATGATGGGGCGCTTGCCCTTCTCTTGTAGAATCACATTGCGTCCCTTTGGACCTAGTGTAGTTGCTACATTGTCTGCGAGGGTTTCAACGCCTTCTAATATCTTAGCTTGAAGCTGTTCATTTGAGCAATAACTCTTCATTTGTCTTCCTGTTGATGATTGATGTTTCTTTGGATATATTATAGCATAGTCTTAGTATAGTTTCAAGACTTATGGGATGTTATATTTTAAGATATCGCCTGTTCATACGCTGGCATCTTCTTCCCTGTCAATTATTTGCTGTCTTTTTTTTGCCTGCCCTTCTTCGAAGGCGTCCATTAAGATGGTATCTATGCGATTTCCATACTCAAGATAAAACCTAAAATAGCAATTCTTGTTTTCATACTTTGGTCTGAATTGAAAGAGTCTGTTGGCGGAACTAGGTTTGTCGTCTGTACCATTATTCGTATCAAATATCGTCAATTTTGGCGGTTCTGGATTCGGACCTTCTGGAAACCCTCCCGTGTGGTTAAAATCTAATCCTAAAGATAATCCATCTAATAAACTATCGCTCATAACTTTTTTAAAATCTAATAATCTAAATTCATTCTTTTCAAAATTTAACAATTCAATAGTTGCATCGTCGCCTTGAGCATCGCCAAGAGCAGCATAACTCAAAGCGCTCATTAAATGTTTTTTATAGTCGCCATCGTTAAGTTTACCTTGAGCATGTGTATAGATATAATTAAACATGTCGTTGACTACCCATAAAATGTTTCTTCTGGAGGTGTCAGCATCACATTTCTCGGTTAATAATTTTATATAATATTTTTTTAGATTGGATGGAAAATCTCTATCGAACACTCTTTTGATAAAGTCAAACACCATTTCCTCTTTTTTGCCACCCACTTGTCCAAGGGTTCTACTGCCATTTTTTAGTGATTGGGAAAGTACAACATTGCCATCTTTGAGTATTCTTAAATCTGCTTTACTTGTCGTCTGCTCAAGTGCTCCGACAACATTAATAGTGACATTATTCGGCGGCGCGTTTTTGTCAAAAATTAATTCATCTCTTACATCTTTAAAATAATCGCTTTCAGCGTACTTTATCACATTGGAGTATTCAGTCTGAAGCAAACTTCTCTTTTCGGAGTTCATCATATCATTAAAATTACCAATATTGAGAGCGATATTCAAAGTCACATCAACTTTCCTATCTTCCTTATCTACACTACGAGTAATAGTCTCAGTTAAAGACTTGCTAATCTTCTTTTTCGACTTGCTATTATCTTCTTCCTTTCTAAGCTCTTCCAGTGTGTCAATAATGCTCTCATTGGTGGGTACTTCCCCCTTTAGTGATATAAATAAAGCGACTCCCAAGAGTCCCTCAAGGACATCTCCCTTGTTGCTTATTTTTAATACTTTTCCTACACTTCCAAGCCCGAATTTGTATTTTAACTGCGGAGTGTTGACTCTCATCCAGTCTTTAACGGCTTTCTTATCTTCTTCCGATTCGACGCGAATCTTGAACTTTCCATCAGGGGAGCCAGCAATGGGAGTGTCAGCCATTCCACTGGAAATGAGATATGATAGCAGTGCCTTCAACTCAACCTTGTGTTCGTTATCAAAGCTGTCTACATCGGCATCGGAGGCGATAGGTATGTCATACGCCTCTTGAAGCATCACCTGCTCAACCAAGCGAAGTATGTCGGTGGCGTCAAGTGCAGGGGTGAAGTAGTTCTCTACTAGTAAATCAAGTTCTTTCATGTATATAAATAGTTACCCTAACGAAATGTGGTAATATCCCCTTCATTTAGAAGAGTATAGGTGAATGAGTTGCCGAACTTGTCTGCTGATTTGTTCACGAGCTTCATGAAATCCTTGAAATCTGAGGCATTTTTAAAAACTTGGCAACCTGCTGAATACGAATTTACTAATTCTGATTCGCCTGTGGATCGGCTACGATGTATATTTATCCCGTAATTTCCAGTAGTTATGGTGCCTGCGTCACGATCATGCTCGTGATCCAAATTCGCGTCCCTATATACAGATACTTCTCCTCCTCTCTGACACAATGCCTCATATCGCGTTTTTCCGTGTCCGTCAATTTTGTAGACGCCTCGGTATTGATCTGGGACGAGGATAGCACAGCCCTTGCTGTTCATTGGTTTCTCCATCCATATCTTACCTGGATCTGTAGTGATGGAGTAGGAGCGAACTTCCCAGTTCTTCTTTTTATCTCGGTAGATTACGACAAGAGCATCATCAAATTCGTTGAAGATGTCCTCATCGCTACGAACACCAATGATGTTGACATTGTATGCCGCTTTGTTTTCAAGTCCGAAGAAAGCGTATCCTTTCGATTCCATTGCTTTCCTGAACTGCTCTTTGATTAGAAAGGCGTGAAGCCCTTTGATGGTTGCCATTTTATTTTCCTTTAGAATATAATGTCGGCAATGCCCAACTCCACTGCTTCTTCTGCTGTGAAATAGGCATTTACTTTTCGGTTTAGTATCTTTTTGAGGTGCGACTTGGACATACTTGTCTCTGAAACCATAGCCTCAATATATCTGTCTTGAACCCAACGAATCTCATCCATCTCGTTCTCAAGATTGTGGATTGAGCCGTGGTTTCCTGAAATAACAGAGTGTATCATAACGCGACAGTTCTTTCCTATCTTGCGGTGTCCTTTCGAACCAGAGGCAAGGAGTAGGGTTCCTGCGGAGAACACCTTTCCCAATCCGACTGTGTGGATTTCGCATTTTTCTCGCACCGCTCGCATCAAGTCGTGAAGTCCGAACATTTCTTGAGCGGAACCTCCAAGAGTGGAAATAACGAATTCAAATGGTTCGTAGTTTATCTTGATGTCTGGGTTTTCAGAATCTGGGTTCTTGATGGTGTACGTGGTGCCGTCATCAAGGAGCGCCATTATTCCATACATCAAGTCTCCTGCTTTCTCTTCGTCTAAGTCTCCACAGATGCCAATTATTCTTGGATCTGATGCGTTCTTAGTTGTGATTTCTTCTGAAGGAGCGGGTGTTTCTTCTTTCTTTTCTTCATCTTTATTGAATGAGAATATCATAGCACATTTCCTTGTTTTACTAGCTTCTTGTTTCTTACGAGTTCGTTTCCGTGAGATGTTAGTTCCACTAAATGAATGGGAAACTTTTCAGCGCACTCGCGCCACTTGGTTGTAGTCTCAAAGTCTCTTGCGAACATATAGGTGTATTCTTCCGTATTGGAGTTATAGCCTTGTCCTATTACATTCCATTCTGACAGAACTTTCATTACCTTGTTCAACTTACGCTTCCCCTTAATGCTCTCCACTTGGACGCAATAGTTCAAGCCAACGTCCGTGTCTCTTTTCCAAGCAAACGCTTTCATCTGTCACACTCCTTTCTTTTTATTGTACATACAATATAACACGTATCGAAGGCTGCGTCAAGCAAAAAGTAAAAAGCCGAGGAACTTTTATGAAATGTGTCCCTCGGCTTTTCTTACAATATATAGGAAATGCTTCTTTTTACTTGTTGTTTTGAAGTCGAGCTACAACTCGTCGTAAAACCTCGTTGACGATTGCTTCATCATCAACAACTTCTGCGAGTTCTTCTTCGTCTGCTACTTCTTCAAGTGCCATATCGTCATCCATGCCGTCTTCATCATCAAGTGCTGCGGGCGGTGCCATGTCCATCTCTGGATCCATGTCGTCCATCGGTGGCTCCATAGCGTCCATGTCACCCATTGGTGCCATTTCATCTTCAACGGCAACTTCAATTGGTGCATCGAGTTCGAGTGCGCCTTCAAGTTCTTGTGCTACTGCACGAACGATATCGGCAGCAAGGGTCTCTTTCTGCTCTGGACTTAGATCTAATTCACCTCCTTCGTCGGGGGCGTCCGCCATCTCTGGCTCTAATTCTGGCTCCATCTCTGGCTCCATACTCATTTCTTCACCATCCATAGGAGGCATATCGTCAGACATTTCCTCTTCTGGTGGCATTTCGTCCATTTCCTGAATAGATGGGACGCTCGCCAATGTTTGGAATCGGCGAATCTGCGACTCAGTTAGAAACTCTTTGCTCATAATATATCTCCTAATGCATCAGTATTTGTGCAAATAAATCACTTATAAATAGAACGTCAAATGGCTAAAAGAAGAAAAATTACATAAGTTTTTTCAATTTAGCCAAAGCGCCCTTCTCTATCTGTTGAATTCTCGCCGCTGTTAGCCCTAATCGCTCTGCAACTTGGCTCAAAGTCATATCTCCGTGTTTGTGTGAAGCGATGCGAACGCAGTTCAAATCTTCTTCGAAATCCATCCACTGACGACATTCCTTATTGGGACACGATACTTCTAAATCTTTACACATTTGAGCACATTCTATCATAACTTTGGATGCTCCTTCGCAATCACATCAAATATATTTTCAATATCGCCATCATTTATTCCGAACTGAGAGGCTAAGTGCTCTCCCTCTTCTCGCAGCTTTTGCATCTTCTTGTGATGCTTCTTACCCTTGTACTTGCTATTGTTCTTCGCCCACTCGTTGAACCACGGCATAAACCGAGCGTCCTCGTTGGTGAGGGAAGTTACAACTGCTCT